GTTTTGTCGTCAATAAGCTTTTTGTTAATAACAAATTCACTTAATGAGTTATTAGGTTGTATTACTCTAAACACTTTTTCTTGCGTATACAACTGCTGCATTAAAGGTATGGCTACTTGAGCTACTTTAGTTAGACCAGCTTCAATATCAGCTAATTTTGATTTAATTTTTCTTTGTCCAAATTCATCAAGACTAATTGTAGCCTTGTAAGTTTGTGGAGCAGCTTGGGCATTACCCATCATCATTTCATATAATCCTAACTGATGGTCGATATCTTGCTTAGCTACTTGCTCACCGCTATAAAGTTCGTTTGGAAGCGGAGAGGGTTGAACAGGCATTGGTGCGCCATCTGTTGGGTCATAAGGAATTGCGACACCAGGCTGAGCCCATTTCTGCTCAAATTCTGCCATGTCTACACTACCTTCTGGGACAAGTATCTTAGTATTAGTACTTGTCGTTGCATGCGCTACTATTAACGAACGCATTTTATTAATATATTCTTGAAGCCCTTTTATCATCCTCACATCAGATTGAGGATAAGGAGTTCTTGTGTGAAGACTCATAAATGGTACAATTGGATAATCTTCTATTGGAAGTTCTCTGCTGTATAAATGTTTATCTCCCATTATAACGCACATATTAACTCGTTTAATTTGAGTTACAACTGTTTGTATTAGTTGTCGTTCAATAAGTTCTGCAAAACTTACCTCTTCAACATTAATAGGCTCAGGAGCAATAGGAACTTCTGCATTCCCATCTAATCCCATACCCGTCATACCAGATTCCATTTGAGTCTGATACTGTTGTCGTTGTTGTTCTAACTGAGATAAAATTATTTTTGCTTGTGCAGGGTCATCAATTATTTCGCCATTAATTATATATGCTTGTTGTTGAACGTAGCTAGCATATTCATCTTCATTTAATAATAATTCTTTTTTACTCCATATTTCATAAACTCTATATCTATCAACCATTATTTTATAATAACGCTCATAGCCTCGCAGATACTCAGTATTATCTGTTCTATCTACGTCTTCAGGAAAATGAGTAGACATATCATTAGCTCTACCTGTTTCTGGTCTATCATGGTCATAATCAGATGCATTGTTTGCTGCATTCTTAATAGCCTTTTCGTACATAGGATATAAGTTAGCAGCTTGCTCTCTAGTAAATAATCTAGATATAATAATATTTTCAGCATCATTAAAGAATCTATCTCTACTATTTGGGTCTACATATACATCAAGTGGGTCTACATCATGCATACACACTTCACCCTTACCCATATCTTTCATAGGGTCTTGATATACATGCAAGTATCCAAGTCCCATGACATAGTAATCATCTATCATTTGCCGTACTGCGGTTCGACCATCAGATATATCATACATATACGCAAGCATAGCACTCATTACTTGTGCTACTTTATTATCAGAATCTTCTCTAGGGGCTACTCTAAAAGATGGTCTGTTAGCAGACATCATAGATTTTGCTGCTTCAACAGCAGGATGCACTCTATTAACAACTACAGGCGCTTGACCTCTAGCGTTTAATATGTCCTCTTGTTCTTGTGTCCATTGACGACCGAGCCTAAACTCTTTGTCTTCTTTGGCATGCTTTGCCCAGTTATCACGCTTAGAACCATATTTCTGGAATAGGTCTAATGTATCATCGACTAAAGGTTTGCCTGAAAGTTTCTTTTTTGCGGTATATGCCATCTTGCAATTTAACTCCTACATAGTCATCCAATCAAGGAATTTCTTTTTCTTCTTTTTATCATACTTTTTTTCGTCATATTCTTTAAGTCTGCACGGCTTTGCTCCATCTAATGCTGTCCACACAGCATCCATAACATCATCGTGTTTGCCTCTAGGATATGATAGAAATTCTTGTTGGGGTTTTATGTCTTCTGGTCTAAAATAAAATTGCTTTCTAGCAAACATTGGAACCATAGACAGTAATCGTTCTGATTTTCTAGTTCTTGGTTTTACACCAGCCTCTAATCCTGGGATGTATAAACCTTTTTCTTTCATTATGTCTCTTACGCCTACACGCAACGCTTCCTGATAACCTGTTGTTTCTATCTTAACTCGTCTAGGTTTAAATTTTGTAAACGTGTCAATAATCATATCTGGTTGTTTAGAAGGAGTAACTCGTTCTCTTTTTATATCTATTACGTATTTATTATTTTCATTATCTATGCCAATAGTAGCAATAACAAAATAGTCTGCTCTTGATGACAATGAAGATGCTGGGTCAACACCAGAATACACTTCAATAGGTATTATCTTTTCTTCTTCGTCTATTGTCCTAACTAGACATCCCTGTCCATTACGTATCTCATAATCGTAGTGATGCATTTGTATCCACTCAGGTTTAAATGGTGCGTTATCTGGTGACTGAGCAATATTCATATATTCTTGGTAAAATCCATTTAAGTTACCAATACTAGCAAATTCGTCCTTTATCTGCATTATACGCTCATGCGGAAATCGTTCAGGCCATATACTCTTTTCATCGTCATCCCATATACTATACCATAGAACATTCCATGAAGCAGATTCTTTTATCCAATACAAAAAACAATCTTCTGATATAACCGTACCAATCATTACTAATTTACCATCATCTGATAACGATGGTATTACCGCTTCAGTCATCCACTTTTTATTTTTAGCTCTAGCTTCTGGTGTATACGCATTTAGCTCAGACTCAAAGTCGTCTACTATAATTAGGTTAGGTCTTGTATCCCCCTCAATAAATCCTCTAACTCTTTGCCCTGTACCCACAGCTATAATTCTAGTACCATTAGCAAGTATAACATCATTGTTAGTCCATCTCTTAGCAGTAGCAGGTCCCATTTCTCCAAACAATTCTCTAAATGTATCTGAATGAGATAAATGATATTTAATTCTAGATAAAAAGTTAATAGACTGAGTTTGTGATTCTGATATAATAACAATAAACAAATCCTCATCACTACGTTTAAACGCGGCTTTCCATAATGGGAATATAAGTGAGGTAGTTGTACTCTTAGCTGTACCACGAGGGGCCGCTATTGCGACCCTTCGCTGTTCGTTGTCGGATAAGGACTTGTAGATATTGAAGTGAAAAGGAGGTATCTCCTTTTTGAGGGCTGTTGGGAAGCAGTACCTTCCAAACAATGCCATATTAGTATATAACTTCTTTAACGCCTGCTGTTGAGCATAGCGTTCTTCGTAATCACTCATCTATAGGTTTAGTAGTAGTCCGTGATGCTTCTATGTGTGATTCTTCTTTTACTATATCATCAATCATAGAAACAGATTTAGACTCTATCTTATCTACTGTTTTCTCCATATATTTTTCTTTCATGCCATGCATGTCTTGCAGGTTTTCTACAGCACGCATTATGCTAGGAACATCTTTCTTGTCCTTAGCCATTCTAATTGCATCTTCTAATAAATCAAGAGTATACTTTTCGTTTAGACCATGCTCTTCTAATAAATTAGATAATTCTTCTCGTACCATCTTTTTAAAGACCTCCGATTTCATAGTGCGTCGCCATTTACGTCTTTGAGAGCTGGTTACTGAGCCTAGTGCCCATTCAATAGCTAAATCGTAATCTGGCTTTAACGCATACATTGTTGCCAGGTTTTTCATCTTCTGCTGACCTGCCTGGACTTCTATATAACTCTTACCTGTAAAAGTTACATTAGTTTTGCGACCAGCAACAATAAGTTTTTTAGAATCATACTTAGGATTATAAAAGGTATAACCCCAAGGAAAACGCATATAAATGCTAGAACGACCATTTTCTGCCACATAATCTTTCTTTTTGATGACCTTTGCAACATAATCGTCATCAGAGATTGCATATTCTCCTTCTTCTGCTTCTTTCCAGTGTTTAAATGTAATCCCATTATCTTCTGCTTCGTTCTTTCTATAGACCGTATAGACTACTTTGCCTCGGTCCTTATGGTTAATTGGTATATCGTACATTAAAAATCTGGAAGTTCAAAAGCTGATTGATATTTTGGATTTACTGTTTCAGTAACTATCTCATCTATTGTTAAATCATCTTCCAATCTTTTCCCAGGAGCGCTATAAGCATCCATAGACCTTTCAAACTCATCGGTCCTTCCTCCACCAATGTGATGATGTTGAGACCACCAACTAGGAATATCTTCCATTCCTTCAAAAGTTCTATCCTTTCCCATTGCAATATTGCCTAGAAATAACATTCGTTGTTGATTTCCTGTTAAAGCACCAGCATTAAATCCCTTACTTGGGTCGTCCATTCCTGGCTGAGAAAGCCAATCGGGTGTTTCCAAGCCCTGACTATCATAATAATTTGCTAGTCTATTTCTTGCAGTTAATCCTCCTGCCTGTTCTAATTCGCCAGTATTAGGGTTTCGATAACGCTGTTCAAACTGAAACAAGCCTTGACCTACTCCTTTTTCACCGCCTTGAAGTATTTGCGTTGCATCTGTTTGATATCTTTGACTTGGGCCTGTTTCGTGAAAAGATACACGATTCATTAAATCTTCTAATGCCTCAGGTGTAGTATTATACTGAGAAGCTACATTACCTAACATTTCTTCGTAAGTCATTATTTCCCCATAGATTTAGCACGCTCTTTACTGCAGTTGCAGTTCCATTTACGCAATGCCTTGTTTATTCTGCTGTTTGGGTCATTAGCCGTCTTCGCCCCCGTTAGTCTACGCTTCATTCCACACATCCTAGCACAGAAAGAACTTCTTCTTTTAGCAGATTTACTGCCTTTCTTTAACTTACTTGGCTTCGTGGTAACAGCCATCTTTAGCTTAGAACCAGGGTTTGCGGCTCTATACGACGCAATACCCTTCTTGTTTAAGCCACCAGATTTACTTTTACCCGCTTTACGCTGCCACGCTGGTGTTTTTGCCATATTACCTACTTATTGTATTTTCTGATTTTCTTTATCTTACCATTGTGAGTTCTAGCAAACTTATGCGTCTTAGTTTCTCTAATAAGAGTACCAAAATAGCGCTTGCCACCCCACATCCAACTAACCTTAGCCACCGTAACCCATCTTCTTTTTAGTTACAGCGTCTCTGTTACCTGCTTTTTTGAGCATTTTTCTATCAGCACCAGCTCTATACATTGGACCTTGTGCTGCAGCTTTTTTTAGTCCACTTCTTGCTGCTCCACTAGCGCCTATTCCTTTACCAGCAGCGAATCCACCTACTCTTCCTGCTGCTTTACCTGCTTGTGCCGCTTTTTTTGCAGCAGCCATTCCCTTCTTTGTATATGCATACTTCTTTCCACCTACATCTGGCATAATAGCCTCCTTTTAATGATTGATAACTTAAATAATAAACAGATTCATTTCCAAGAACTAAATTGTAGCTACTACCAGTAGTACTACTAGTACTTACATACGTTTATCTGTTGATATTAGGTACTATATGTTACCAATCTCACTACTACTAGTACTACTATTAGTACTACTACGTAGTAAAATAAGAAAGTTAAGCAAAAATGCAAGAAAAAAATTTTATAAAAAAAATTAGAGGAGAATGCACGTAATACACAGAATACACCACTTAGGGGGACTAGGAAAATAGTTGAAAAAAATAATTGTAGAATGGATGCACGTGATATACCATCTATGCCACGGGGTTGATTTACGGGCTGTGGGGGTCAACTTACGTTGAAACTTGTATTTGTGTTGCCCCCAGCACTGCCATCACTCATAATCTCAACCAACTAGCTGTATACTACAAATACTTGCTGTTTGTTTAGGCATTTGTGCTTGTGGTTGTGTGTGGTTGAGAGTTATTCATTGCGTACAATCGTATTGTATTATACCTTTTTACTACACATACTAGTATAATACAACTTGTTGTGTCAACCCTCGCTTTACTTATATTAAGCCTAATATTCGCTGTTTTACACTACCTTTATTACTACTCTAATCACTACCATCGGTAGTGTAAAAGTATGCTAGCATACCACGAATATTAGTTTAATATAAGTATGCGCTCGTTATCCCTAGACATAGATTTTTTTCCTCTTCTAGTAGGTGATAATTTAATTTTAGATAAAGGAGAAACCCATGTTAAACTTACAAGAAACAGTTACCAAATTAAATTTTACTGATACTATGAACAATTTACTATCGAAGATAGTTTCACCAGATGCAGTATCAGTAATACCCTCTAAAAGCAAGAATGGAGTTGAGGGCATTAAGATTTACGGCATTCAATGCTTTAACAAAGCACAGCTGATGAAAGATGAAGACTTCTCAGCATTGAATGACGCAATCAAAGCATCATCTAACCATAGTCTGCTTGTACGTCACGATGATGCGTACGAGACTCCTATGGTCTGGATTGGCCCAGGTTCTACAAGTAGCCAATCCAAAGAAGATAAGCAGGCTCTGTTTGCTTAGTCTTCAAGGGAACATTTGTTCCCTTTAAACGTTAATATATAATTGGTGGTGGCTACTACAGTCACCACTACAGCTATGAGGTAAACATGAATAAATTTAAAATAGTAAACTTATTAAATGGTGCAGTTACAGTAGTAGTAGCTAAGTCATATGTATCAGCACTTAAACGCGGTAGAACATACTTTAGTGAACCAAATAGAACTAAAGTACCAGTTCAGGT